ATTTGCACTGAGATAAATTCCAAGTCCGCCATTGTTTCCGTCTCCTTTGATTGTGATGTTTCTTCCATAGAACGGACGGCTGTGGTTATAGATCGGCGCGACGTTGATGCCCCAGTTTTTATTGTCCAGGATTGTTACGTTTCTAACCTCGGTCAGCTTTCTGTTTGATGGCATGTAATTGATGCCGTAACCCTGGAAATAAGAACAGTCAATGCAGAGGTCTCTAATTACGATTGCTCTGAAGTCGGTTACATCTGTGAAGTCGATAACTCCCTTGTTTACGCTATTGAAATGAGCTTTGAGGATTGTCAAACCTTCCTCAACTCTCACATTTCCGGCACCGATGAGACTGTGTTCCGGGGTAATGGGGTTGTCAATGAGATAGGTACCCGCTGGAAAATAAAGGTCCTGCGTTCGTGTTGCCTCGTTGATGATTGCGCTGCAATCTTCGGAACCGTCATTTTTAACTCCAAGAGTGAGAACGTTTACCGGGTCGCCAGCTGTGGCGATTTCAAGATTATCAATTTCAGACTGCATATTTGTGATGCTTGTCTGAATATTGGTAATATCCTGCGCCTGTGCTTCGGTGTCGTCTTTGAGGTCCTGAATATCATTCGTGTGTGTTTCTGTTGTGCTGTTCAATGCACTGACGGCTGCCTGCAGCGCAGCAAGCTGGGTTTCCGTATCATCGAAAAAGGTTGAAAGGTCGAAAATCGGGGTCCAGTAGTTTGTATTTGTAATAAGGATATTATCCGGAACAGGTTTTGTGCTGATATATGCAATGCCTGTTTCGGGGTCAATTACGACGGTATTAGCAGCATACTGGTGTGTAATATTCCACTGAATAGGGTCAGCATACTTGAGAGAAGCGTTTTCGATAACAAAATCAAGTCCCTCTTTGACTTTAATCATTTCATGAATAAGTCTGTCCAGGTTCAATTCCTGGAAATTCGTATAAGGGAATTTATCATAGAATGCCATATAACTACCTCCTTTTTTAGTATACCATCAGGCAATAATGACGTTTAAAGTCTTTCGCAATGATGTCGTATATATTGAAGTCCTCCCGCAATTCAACCTCATGGCGGACCATTGCGCTGGATTCTGTAACTCCAATATTTCCCTGTTCAATACGTTCCACCGTGTCGGTGTGTTCTTCCTGGCGGTTGGTGGTATTGTTCGTGGTCGTCTGTGTTGCCGTTCCGTTGCGTTCTTCTCTTGTATGCGTCGTATCAGAATTAAAGCCGGCTACTTTGTCGGTGTCTTCTGTGGTTGCATTGCCGTTTCCGTTTTCTGTTCCCGACTGAGAAATTGCGCCATAGTTGTAAGTCTCGCGAATGGTGCCGTCTTTATTCCAGATCGGATTATATTTCGCTGTCAATGCTTCCAGCATCTTTGTCCAGTTCGGAAGCATTGCAGAACTCCAGTTATAAATGGATGCCTGCATATATTCCGGGTCGCTGTAAAGGATTTCCAGCTCTGCGCAATCTTCCAGTATCTTCCACGTAAGAACATCACCATCCACCTCCGAAGGAATAGCCATTTCCTTAAAAATGTCAGGATTCCACCGGTAAAGTCCGAGAACTGATAACTTCGCTTTCACTGCCATATGTTTCCCTCCCTTTGATTTCGCGCCAGTCTACTGAAAGACTGAGACCGAATTTTTTATTCGCTTCCTCGCAACCAGTCCGCAGGTTTTCAAGCCACAATTCGGCTTTTGAATAAGTGCTGACATTATTAGCATTCACCTCATCCGAGATTAAACGCTCCTTCTTTTCCGTGCCTCCTGTGTTAGGAATTCCTATTTCGTTTTCAAACATGCGCTCTATTTTGTCCATGGTTTCCATGAGTTCCGGCGCAATGAAATTCTGCCGGAGGTCCTGGGCAAATGTCTGCCAGGTTGGATTCCCCTCCGCGTCCATCAGATTTTTGTCAATAAAGACAGCCGGCTGTCCCATGTTTACCTGGTCCATCATCTTTTTGAAGCTGTTCGCGCTTGCCTGGTTGTCCGCTGCGAATACATAGGCAAGTTTGCTGTTGAGCATGTTGATGCCCATGCTTTCGGCTGCTACCGCCATGAGGTCCGCATAATAACCCACGAGGTCAACAATTCCACAATAGTCCGGTGTCAACTTGATAAGTACACCGTTACCGAATTCACCCAGGGTCCTCTCAATGGTCTGCCCGTTATTGATCGCGGGATTAGCGACAATAAATGCTTTGGGCTGATAGAAAACATTATAGCCCTTATAAGTGCAATATTGCGGTATGACTCCCATGCCGGGCACATCCAGGATGCCAATATACCCGGCACCATAGAGAACATACCAAAAATAATCTTTTGACCATGTTTCAGGACACTGGATATCGAACACTGATACGGCTTTCTGAAACAGATACCGACGGAAATACGCGCCCAGTGAAGTACTGGCTGCGTGAATTGTTCCGGGGTTCTGTCTGCCGTTATAAATGTTTAGAAAATCATAATTATACATTACCCGTCATACCTCCTTAATCTACGCATTAATTGTTTACGGAAAAACCACCATTTAAATTTTTGCGGATTTTCCGGGTCGGGACTTGGCGGCTGCGGTTCCGGTTCCGGTCCGGGTTCCGGTCCCGGTTCTACGTTTTCATTATATATGAAACCCATAAACGCGGAATATCCCGGATAACTCCAATTGTTTGAGCGGTAACGAGTGCGGTATGTAAACGCAGCGCCTCCATAATCAGACTCGGAGCAATTAATAAATGAGCCGTCAGCTGCTATTTCTTCCACTATAGCGACGTGTCCATTGAAACACGCAACGGCACCTAATGCCGGCTCTGATCCTGTGGACATTCCCGCGTTTTGTGCCTGCCGGTACCAGTTTCCGGCATTGGATGCCGGCAGACGCGGGTCTATGCTTCCGCGGATTTGGTTATACCTTCCCCATGCCCAACCTACGCAGTTGGAAAGTGTGCACCCGGTAAATAATGGCGGATATCCCTGAATGCAGATACTATTTCCGCCATAGGCAGTTTGTACCCACCAGGGATAGAGATTGGAAGGCAGGCTTTTGCACGGAGTAAATTCAGCCATAGAAGAACCCGCCTTCTAGATAAGCGCGTACTGCTTCAGATTCTCCTGTAAATCCTGGAATATCTAATTCGGCATCTTTAATTAAAAGATATCCCGGAAGTGTTGAGATTTGCCTTATCTGACATAATGGCCGTCCGCAGTGCTCTAAGTCTTCATCAACCGGAATCATGAACTGATGATATAAGCGCGGACGGTATCTCAGATGTGAGAAGCTGCCGTTTCCGCTGATAGAACTATTACGCGGCTGCATTGCCCGCACACCGTTAGCAATGCCATTGACTCCGCTAGAAATAGCGCCAGCAATACCGCCGACTCCTCCGGTCAGCGCGCCGGTCGCAATTCCAAGTAATCCGTTCACGGCACTTTGTGCAGCTCCAAGATAATCATTGGAAACCTGTGAAAGCTGAATTGGCACACCAACCATTGCCTCCTGGATATCAGTACATACACCATCAATAAGAATCTTCATTTTTGCCTTACCCGTAATAAGGTCAAATGTTATTCGTGTATCTACTTGAGTTGCGTTAGCTGTCAGTGAGGTATCAAGTTCAATATTTCCAAACGGAGGAAAATCAAGATTGATGCGGGTATATGGGGAAGTATTCAGATAATTTCCGCGGGTCAAGGTCAGCGGATGTTTTGTAATATTAAAATTACGCACATATGCCCTATATGGCGGGTCATTTCTAATTATTTTATGTGCACATGAAACGGTCCAGTCCCATATATGCAGCGCATCTAATTCAACACCCGGTAAACCATCATATAAAACCGGCATCCATATGCATGATTTGATGTAGGACAACGGGTCTATCAATGACTTTTGCAAAGCAAGAGATGCGTCTGCTGTTTTAAAATCCGGGTCCAATAACTGAAGATTGCCAAGCAACGCATCAACCAATGACCTGAGACCATCCTGTTTCATTGCTGAATAGACAACACTGCCATACATAGAAGAATCATTTGGCTGCTGAGATGTCACATAACCAACAACGAAAACACCATTAGCCAAGTCGAGTTCGTCGGTATTGAGTTCAGAAATCCATGGTGAAACACCAATAAGCTCTTCAGTCTGACATGTTATTTTGCATGGATAATAGTCATCAACAATATTTCCGTCATACGCAGCGCTAGATCGAAGCACATACATGCTCGCGCTTCCGATATTGTCGCGGAATGTCGCCAGCAAATCGGTCCGCAAGTCTGCCTCCCAAAGACGATTTTGCACCCATGTCCAGTCTGTAATGAAATAATAGCGGTCAAATTCAGGAATATAGGCATAATTCCATGAAGGGTCCGAACCAGTACCAACGTCAAGAATAATGGTCGGGTTTGCAATGCTGGAGGCTTCTTTCAGGACACAAGAGAAAGACTCACCGCCTCCGGCGGGTCTGTATGTCGCATTCTCACGCTTTGCAAAGTTATAAAAGTTAACTGTGAATGCCATTGTTACCTCCTTAAAAGAAAAGCGGACGCATTACGCGCCCGCTTATGTCTCAATTAGTCCAGGCAGATGACAAGCGCGTTTTCGGTGTTGTCATTGTACCAGCGTGTTGTTTCATGCCAGTACTGATTGTAGTAACCGCCTCGCGCATTGAATGGAGTCGGCTGTGCCCACTGATTTACCGGGTTGATGCCGGCAGCCTCATCATCGAAGAGAATACCGATAACAGTATTATTTTCAAATGTTGCGGTTGCGATTGCGCTGTCTGCGCTTGCGCTTCCGGCAGTCAGATAATTTACCGATGTGCTGATTGCCTTCGGTGTTCCGGCATTCTGCCAGAATGTCACCTTTTCGAAGTCGATTTTCTTGAGGTAATCATCGTGGAACGTGACACTGTTCGCCACTGTCTCCGCATTGTTCACGAAATCCGAGAACATATAGAGATGCTGGAGACTCTTCGGAGTATGTCTGCGAATGAGCTTCTGTTCGCCGTTCACAAACGGGTTTACATGGTTGAGGATTGTGCGCTCTTCCATGCGGTCAGAAATAGACTGCAGTTTGCCGACAAACCAACGATAGAAGTCAGCGAAGTTTCCCGGTTCCATGATAGTTGTTGCGGTAAATGTCTGACCGGTATCTGTGTTGTAGTCGGTCAGCACATGCCAAACATTGCCGAGTGTATAGGTTCCTCCGATGAGATTGACAACGGCACCGCGTGCGAGGTCCTCACGCGCCTGCTGCAGCTGATCGGTTGCGTTTCCCATTACCATGGACAGGAAATTTCCAAACTGTTCCGGTCCGGTGAAAGCAGTGTCAAGCTGGTCGCGCCAGATTGTGAGAGACTTCTGATAGGTCTGAGAACCGTAGAAATTGGTCTGCAGGACTTCCGGTTTGTTGATGCGGTACTGGTCAACGCTGTCGCCGTCTGCCAGGATGCTCAGGTCATCCTCACGGAGCCGGTTGTCGACTTCCAGCGGTTTGTCGATTGGGTTGAGCTTCCGCACATGGTTGCCCCATTTGACAGCATCCTTCTCAAGTCCGCGAAATTTTGCGTTATACGGACGATAAGAGAAAATTGTCCGGCTCAGCACCTGGCTGATTGCCGTCGCGAGCGGGTCGTAACCGGTAAGCAGTGCCGTCTGAGCGATTGTCGTAAAATCCGCAGTACTGACGGCTTCATTCGGTCGTCCCTGGGCATTCGCGAGTACTTTGTTCGCGACTGCCGAAATGTCGTTAATAGTAAGTGTGTTTGCCATGGTTATACCTCCTTTAGCGCTTTGGCTAGAATATCGTCAACGCTCTCCGGCTGTGCTGGCTGAGAACTGTTCATGATATTCATTGAGAATACTGCTTTCTTGAGTTCTCTGAGCTCCTGCAGCATCTCCTTGTTTACCGGTTCAGTTTCCGGCTTTTTTTCTTCCGGCTGTTCTGCCGGCTTTTCCTGTTTTTCGTTCATAGGCTCCGGCTTGACTTCCGGTGCCGGTGCTGCTTTTGGCTGTTCCATCATTGCCTGGATATCTTCCTTAGTATATCCAGCGTCAATTAATTTGATGATTTGTTCGACATTCATAATTTATTTACCTTTCATCATTTCATTGATTCTTTGCTGTACTGCCTCAGGGTCAAATCCAAAATATTTACACAGTTTTGCGCGGTCCTCGTCATAACACTGATACCAGGGACCCGTCCCGCGGATGATTGCCCGCGCGATATCGTCAATAGAGTTATAGGATATTAGCATAAGTTCATTTACTCTTGACTGTACCGCTTCCGGGTCAAATCCATAAGACGCGATTTTGTTGAAACGCTTTTGACCGGTGCACTTGTACCATGGACCTGTTCCGCGGATAATTGCAAGCGCGATGTCATTGAGGTTCTTATATGGTCCTGTCCCTCCGCTTCCGCTGCCCTGTGCGTCCCATTTAACAGGCAGATAAATGAAGCCCTGGAAAGCAGTGTTTCCCATGCCTGAGATATAACCGTTTCCGCCTTTAATGCATTTCACCAATTCCCAGCGCACACCGCCATAATTTGACTGTGAACACATGATATAGTTGGGTCCGATGCTCTCAACAATTGCGACATGTCCGAAGCGGGTACCACCCCAGCAAGCGACGGCACCCAGCGCCGGCACCTGTCCCCGGCTGTAACCTTCATACGCATGAAACCATGTTTTCGCGTCCGTCTTCGGCAGCTTGGGTTTTGCGTTCAATAATTCATAAGCGCGTCCCCACGCATAGCCAGTGCAATTAGCGAGCACACTGCCGGTATTGCGGTCAATAATCAGACACTCATTTAAACCTCCATAGGCTGTATTTATCCAATGAAGATCTGAGTCAGCCGGTGCCCGGGTCCTCGGTATGAATTCATTCATTTCCGCCGATACCTCCGCGGGCTACGTCCCGCAGGTCCTGGAGCATCTGTTTCAACTCCGCCAGTACAACAGTATTCTGATTGAGACTCTCCCGCATTGCGTCCATCTCTTCTTTGTGCGCTGCCGTTGAGTCCTGGAGCGCTTTCCACATAATGAGACATGCGACAATAGGGAAGCCTACAGAAGAAACAAGCTGAGTCAATGTCTGTACATCCATAAGCGCCCTCCTCATATACTTAAGTATATGAAGTAGGACGTCATGGGGTATCATTCCATGCCCGGAGCTTCCGGCTCCTGATACTGGGCTGTCCTACTTCACATAATATATTATATTAGGAAAACAATTTTTCAAACAATACCTGCGAAATCGAATTTTCGAAAATCATATAACCGGAAAGATACCGCAAAAATAAATAGTTATATGTTTTAACAAACCGCTTGCGGTCGATGTCCGTTGTACTGAACACATGGGGAACTGTTCCAGAGCTTCCGCATCTCGCATAAAACTCTTTTCTGCTCTTGTGCTCGTAAATTATCAGCTCTCCGATTTTGACCACCGGCTTGAATTCCCGGAGGTTCCTGCTCCTGATATATCTCGTGTCCAGGTCAAACATGTTCCGCAAAGCCATGTTTTGAAAGTCATTCCCAGCAGTCAGTTTGTAAAGACTTGTCTGAGCCTTTTTATCACTGATTGGCGATTTCATAAACATGTACACAGCCAGGCTCTTTTCAGGGTCCTTATACATCTCGATTCCCTTTTTCATCATCCTGGCAATTCGGTCCACTATCTCCAGTCCGATAAAAATGGGGTTTGCGATGTCGTTACTATTGGCAGCGCAAACTAATTGCACCGGTTTTCTGCCCTGCAGTTCCCTGTTTCGGTTGACTGTTTCATATACATTCATTAAGGCAGCATATTCGTCCTTGATCGGACGCTGATGCTTCTCGGGAATGAATTCATCATAGAAAATCAAATCAACGTCCGACAGGTCCGCACCTCTGATTGTCGCAAACGTCGAGAGCGCTGCGAGGTATCCAATGCGCTCCGGCGGGTCCTCCTCCGTCGGTCCCGGAACCGTGAACGCAGACAGGTTTTTACTGATGCTCTCGGGATTGATTTGCAAACCATAATTGTCCATCATGATTGCCTTAAACGGATTTGTTACCGCTGTACTAATCATGTCCGCCTCGGTCTGTGTCCGTCGTAGCATCATGAATTTTATTTTTCTGTCCAGTATGTATTTGAGAATTCCGTATGATTTGCCAGTGCCTCGCGGTCCGATTTCAAATATGAAATTATCCGCGCTGGATAATATCCTGTCCTGATTGATATAACCGCTTTCTAAATATAAACCCATATTACCTCCAAAAAAGAAAAGCGGGCATATCCGCCCGCCTTCCGCTGTTACTTAATGTCTACCCAGTCAACAGAGAAACCGCTGTTTCCGTTTTTGCTGGTGTACTGATAAACCTTGAAACCTGCCTGCCCGTTGTTAATCGCGTCGACAGCTTCCGGGTCCTTCCGCATTTCCTCGCATTCTTCCAGCAGGTGAGACGGCAGATTTACAAGCGTGCTCTCATTGATAGCAATAACTGCCTGAGGTCCATATTTGCCCTTAGTATTAATGTAAATACCAGCAATTGCGAATACGTGCCCGGCGCCATATTCTGCGAATAAATCAGCCAGGGAAGTGTAAGACGGCTTTGTAATTCTTACATTGAAAATCGGTGATGCTTTGGAATACTTTGAAGCGAATGACATGTTTAATCCTCCTTTTCTTTTTTTTCTCTTTTGGTTATTACATGTCTGACTCTATAAGTCTCAGCAGATTTCTATATGATGTACTTAAGCTGAGATTATAAGTTGTCTCTCTTATGATAACATAACTCGTTATCTCTATCAATTTGTCATCAACAATTAATTGATCGGACTCGGGAAAGTCTACATAATCCGCCTCGGTTTTACCAGGATGATAGAATGTAAAACCCTCTTTAAAATTCTCAAGTTTTCCCATCTCGCCGGCTGCCTTTTTGCTGACTCCTGAGATGGTTATATGTAAGTCTCCAGTCATGTCCTCATATGCGTAACGCTTTGCGCCTAAGGTACTGAAACGCAGATACTCACCGTCCGGCTCATAAACACCCATATAGTGCAGCGCTTCATTAGCATCGTAAGCATAAGCGCCGGAGGCTTCGGATGCTTTCCTGGACTGCTCGTTGAATTTCTCCCAGCTCTGCCCATGGTCGACATATTTGACTGAATCAGTGTCACAATATATGAAGTCATCCGCGCCGGCTATTATGATACCCTGTTCAAGCCTGTACCTCGCCCAGGAAGTGCACCAAACACCCCAGGCATAATTGAGGAATGCCCGTCGAGTATTCTTTTTCAATATCTCCCGCGGGTCTTCATCTTCCACAACAAATTCCGAGCCGGTCCATATTATGGACTCTTTTACAATGTCCATTGCTGACATTCCATAGAGTCCATTCAAGATTTGTTTACTCTTGTTATAGAGTAACTGCTGGAAGGGGTCCGGGTTTCCTTTCAGTTTGGTTTTCTGTTCATAATAATTAGAAATAACCGCCCGCATTGGTTTCGGTAAATAGTCGTATTCCGTGAAATACAATTCGGATATGGTTATATCCGTGAACTGATATTCATATAAGAGAATTCTGAAATCAACGTCAGTTAAGGCAGTTTGACATATGGCTGCACTCAATATCCGCCCATTGTCCACGATTACCCCGGCAGACTGGCATTTATCTGTACTCAGATAAGGAACCGGCCAGTATGGATTCTTTAACCGTATATCTGTAAACTCTGCACGAAACATAACCGCATACCCATTTTGTATAAGGTTCCTGAGGTTCTCTTTCGTTGCTTCTCCGCGCTTCCAGGAACGCATGGGAAACTTACAATTCATTAAAACGTCCGGGTAACTGCTTGAGCGGTCCGCGCTCAATATCCGCGCGCCAATCTTCCGGCTGTCCACGATTTTGCCGGCATAATACCGGTTTGCGTGCGTATTGCCTCCGCGGAAACAGTCCTTTAATAATAAGTATTGTTCATAATTCGGCTGCATGTCCCGGAGCGCCTGGCGGGAATAGTAACGCATTGCGCGTTTCATTTCCCGCCTCGGGTAACCGGTTGAGGTCATGGGTATCGTATACAGCGTGTCACCGTCGCGCGCCATCTGCGCTTTGACTGCCTCAACCAGTCCGCGAACGTCATTAATGCAATACTCAATTTCCCGGTCCGTCAAATGTGTCCAGGGGTAGCGGATTTTATTGTAATTGAATTCAATGCCGGAAAGTTTTTGATGCTCAACGTGCATCTGCCGTGTGAATGCATCCAGGGACATATTTGTTAGTATGTAACTGTCCCGTAATTCAAATGTATTATCAATTACACACTTAACGACTTTCCTGGCATCTGTAGCGAAAACATCTTTCTGTCCGAAATTGAAAATACTTTTAATATATTGCCATTCGTATGAAAGATTATGAACGTATACAACAATCATTTTGCCGGATATTCGCTCCCTGATACGAAATAGAAAGAATTTTAATTCGCTCCAGGTCCGTCCGTATATGGTCACATCTTCATCAATTTGAAATTGCCATATGTACATGAAGTTTATCTCTTTACCCTTGATCGTCGCCGTCGTTGTCTCAATATCGAATGCACAAATGCAGTCAAGATATGTTACAGATTTCTTCCGCCCTGCTGGGTTTCCTTTCGGTTTCTTCAGGACTGGGTATTTCTTTATTTCGTCCGGGTCAAAGTCATTTACATAACACAAGCGCATAAATGAATAACTCCTATTACCAGCAAGACAAACAAGGCAGCACAGCCCAGCGCACAAATTGCGTTATACCATATTTGCGGGTCCTCGGTTTCGTCAATAATCCAGCGCGCGAATAATAACGCGCATGCAAATATAATCACGCTATTCATATGCTTTCAATCTCCTGTATAACGTCCGTTATTGAGTCTCTGATAAACGAAATGCAATAACACAAACGGGCAGCATTCTCAATTTCTTTCATGTACTTTTTCAAATTCTCATCATCTGAATATTTTTTACTAATCAAAACATTCAACTCAAAAAGCCGGAAACCTGTCATAAACCAATCAATCATAAATTTTCTATCTCCCTATATACATTCTCGGCGGTCCGTTTTAACTGCGCGACATTGAAGCACAATTCAGCAGCATCCAGTATTGAGTCATGCAGTTCCATAATGCCATCATCGTCCCGGTATTTCTCCAGGATTCTAACAGCCAATAAATCAAGGTCAAATCCAATCAAAGCCCAGTCTTTTGTATCGCGCTCTTTGGCATGTTTCAGCTCATTACTTTTCATCAACTAGCACCTCCATTTCTAAGTTGAGATAATTCAATTTGCGGATTCCGCTCAAGCGGTCCTCATAGGCAGCCATGAAAACCTGTTTATCTCTTATCACGCGTCCATAGCACTTGTAACGTCTTCCATTGATATAGAAGACAGCCCCAGCGGGCAAATCCCGAATTTCTTTTCTCTTCATCATCTTTCGGTTCCTCCTTATTTAAAATGGTAACATAGTATGTTACCATAATCAATAATTTATTTTCTTCTCCTGAATGTCCGGCGCTGGCGGGCTCTTCGCGACGTTCCGTGTGCCTCGGCCTCTGCTGATCGTCTCTCAGATGCTTTAACAGTACGCGGGTCAAGTGCCAGGACGTCAAAATAATCACTCACAGGATTACCACGAATAACGTCATTTACTTCCATTCTCTCAGCCCTGGTAAACAGGTCTTTTTGCTGTTCTTCAATGTCCCGCATAACTTCTTTCACGCGTTTTTCGAATTTTGACTGACTTATTTTGCCCTTTTGAAACAGTTCCGTCCAGAGCTCGGCAATCTGATGAGAACCATACTCACCGCGTGAAATATTCAATGCCTTTTTCATTGCGTTCATAAATGAGCCGAATTTCGCCAACTGGTCCTCGGGCACGTTTATGCCCTTTTCTTTTAATGATTCCGCTATCTTTTTATTTGTTCGATGGATGCCCGACAGAGAACCCCTGTCAGCAACCAGGAAACGCGTGACATCATGAAGCGCGTGGACAATATCGCTCCTGGACATTCCGCTGACTTTTGGAAATCCGCCCGCATGCTGAGCATAGGTTTCCTGCGCTTCCGGTTTTCCTTCCATGCGCTGGAGGCGCTTGTTTGCGATTGATCGCAGACGCGAATATTCTGCACTTAACTGCTTATCAGTGACCGCGTGCGCCCTGATAAGCTGCGGACCGATATCATCAAACGAAAAGGGACTTTGTTTTAATAAATCATAGTCACGCGCTTTTGGTCCTTTTCTATAAACGTTCCTTCTCTTCGCCATGGTTCAGGTCCTCCGAAATCAAACCGCGCACATAGGCGGTCATGCTGTCCTGTTCCTCGAGCTTGTTAATAATTGCCTGGTCTTTTTCCTTGTCCAGCTTTAAAACAATTTGCCTGTACTTTGTGCGGATATATTCCGATGCATTAAAATTTCTCATGTCTGTACCTCCTGTCCTTTCATTATACTATGGTAACATTGTAGACGAAAAGAGAGAAACATGATAAATTGACTTTGCAAACCATTATAAATGTTTGCTCAATTTTCACCGGAAACGAATCTGTATTGGCGTGCAGGTTCGTTTTCTTTTGCCTCCGCGTATACGAATAATCATACGAGTCTGTACGAATGTTCGTAATACATTCATGCATGTGACATGCATGCAAATCCGATTATTCGAAATGGGGAACGAAGGGTATTTTTCGCG